TGTTGCTGAAGTTGGTTTACCACCTTTGGCTGATGGTCCACCACGTGTTGACTTAGTTGAGGAGGAGAATGAACGCGTTGTTGTTTCGTATGAGGAAAACCCTCGTGCGCGGAAAGCAGTTCAAGGTTCGAATGTTACTATGCAATCTGAGGCACAAATTGAGACTTGTAAGAGAATGTATAAAACTAACAGATTTGGTAAGATTAGACATGTTAATAAGAAGTTTTCTTTGCATTTTATGTTTTTAGATCAGAAGACTATTTTGTGTAACAGGCATTTTTTTACTGTACATGGTGGTTTTGAACAAGAGGACCCAATTGATTTGTTCTGGAAGAATGAGGAAGGAAACGTGAAGTATACCTTTGGCTATGATATCTTTGCAGCGCATCCCGTTCCGGATACCGACGTGTGTGTGTATGTGCTACCCCAAGCACTATGCGGCATTAGGTCTAACTGGAATTTGATTGCGAGTGAAGTTGAGCTAATGGGAACTTATCCAGGAGTTGGAGTTTTATTGAGTTACGATGAGTCCATGGATTTCTATCCCCAGAAGTTGGCTCAGATTGATCGCAGGGTTGAAGGTGAGACGTTAAACTCTTACATTAATCTTGATGGATCGTCTGGTTCAATCAATGGGACCACCATTTATTTAACTGGTTTTGGTTATACTTCTGCTACTAGTGGAGGTTATTGTGGTTCACTTTTGATGTTTCCTAGTTCTAATGGTAAAATTTTTGGTATTCATAGTGCTTGTATTTCTAAAGGCAATGGTAGTGGTAATGGTATTGCTAGTTTTGTTTCTCAGGAGATGCTGAAGGCGGCTTTGGAAAACCATGAGCCCATCATGCCTCCTCTGAGAGCCTTGGAGTCTATTCCTATGCCTGTGTTTGAGAAAAGAGAATCTGCTTTAGATGTTGTTCTAACTTTACAGTTTGGTCAATGGGATGCTATGATTGATGTTACTCCATATGGTTTACCTGTAGTGAAGGTTGTCAACCCTAAGTTGGCTACTACTGGAGAGATGTATACAAGTTTGAGAGAGAGTCCTTTGAGCAAGTTTTTCCCTGATGCTCCTTACCGAGTGCCCGCGGTGTTACGTGCGAATGATCGACGGTGTCCTTATCCGTATGATCCTCGTCCTGACATTCTCGGGAAGTATAACAAGGTTGTGCGCCCCCTACCCGCAGAGAAGATTGCTGCTGTTGTAGAACATCTTACGGTTCAGTTCTCACAGTTGCATCATCCCTATCACCCATCAGATATGTTGAGCTTTGAGCAAGCCATTAATGGTGAGCCGAATGCTCCTTACTTTGATGCGATCAACTTTCATACTTCCCCAGGTCTTCCTTATAGTCAGATGGGCTTCCACAAGAAAAGCTCTTTGTTTGCCGAGGATGGTAATTATTCTAATGGTATGCCTCGACGTGTCTGCACCAATGATTTGCTTGCGACGCGTTTTGGGGTTATTATGGATGCTGCCAAACAGGGTTACATGGTTGATGATGTTGTGTTCCAAGAGTTTATGAAAGATGAGCTATTGAAGAGGGCCAAGATATTTGAGAAGCCTGCCACTCGAGGAATTGCAAATCCGCCCATCGACTTATTGTTGGTTGAGCGTGCTGCTTTTCTCCCGTTTATTGCGCTGCTTCAGTATAATAGGCATGAGATAGATTGTCAAGTCGGGATCAACCCGATGTCTGGTATTGAATGGTCTGAGATGATTCACAGATTGAAGAGTAATTCGGATTTGGTTTTTGATGCTGATTACACTGCTTTTGATTCCACAATTCACCCGTCTGTGCTTGATGCTTTTGCTGATATTGCGAATGGCACGATGGGAGGTAACTTCTACACACAACTGGCTCGCAAAACGCTGATCCGTTATGTGTATGACCGCACTTCACAAGTTACGAATGTTCAGGTTAAGATTGATCAAGGAATGGCGTCTGGGATGCCAATGACCGCAGTTGGAAACAGTCTGGTTAACATGATATACTTGAGAGTCGCGTGGCTTATGCTTGCAGAACGCCATGCACCAGAGTATGCTGATCTTCAGAAGTTTGATAAACACGTGAAAGCTATCGTATACGGCGATGATAATGTCGTGACAGTCAAGCAACAAGTGAGTAGTTGGTACAACTTGCGCGCTATTGCGTTGTGCTTGGAGCCGTATGGGATACTTATGACTGATGGGCAGAAGAACCCGCGTGAGCAGACTCAGCCGTTTAGTAATTGGCAGGATGTGCGCTTTCTCAAGCGCGCTTTTGTTAAGGACGAGGCGACTGGGTTATTCCTTGCTCCGTTGGAACGGAAGACTATCATTGATCGTGTGAGGTATGTTAAGAGTAAGCACACTTGGCCGGATATGGAGATGAGAATTCAAATGAGTTTGGAGGATTGTATGTTCCATGGAAGAGAGTATTTTGAGGCTTTTAAGTTCTTTGTTAACAGTTGTATGAAGGAAATGCAGATGCCGTGTTTTACAGTTTCTTATGATCGAGAGAGACAAAAATGGGAGTTGGCTTCTTGCCTTCTCACAATGGAGGCGCCTAATCAAGTCTACTATGCGAAAGATGATAACGCTGGTGGAGTTGAGGTCTATTTTGCTCCTGCGGACACGCAGCCGACGCGATTACAGAACCGATGGGTGCTTCCACTTGCTGGACCACGTCCAGCCACAGGGAATGAGAGTAATGTTTTGGGATATTGGCATGCTCCACACAGTTCGATCACAAACCCCACCCCCCCCGCTGCTACCGGAGGATTGACTTTGTCGCAATTGCAGAGTGAGTTGGATAGAAGACAACAGCAGGGATTGACTCTTGGACAGTTGAGGAACGAGCTCGACCAGCGCCCATGCACTGGTGTGAGCCTTCTTCAGTTGCGTCAGGAGTTACGCTCTCAACCACAAGGAGGAGGTTTGGCAGTTGAGCAGCTTAGAAATGAGCTTGCTCTTGCTATTCCTCAGCTGAGTCGGGAGAGGGCACTTAGTGCTGTGACAGTGCAGGAAATGAGTCAGATGTTGGAAACTTTGTTTTGGCGACTTGTGAACTATGGGACTGTAGTAGCACCCCCCACCACCCCCGCCCCACCCGTGAGTGTGCCTAGGGAACCGAGTACTGGAATGACTGGTAGGCGTGTTTTTAGACATGGTCGGAGAAGGATTTCGGATAGTTGGAATGAAGATGCAAGTGTTAAGGTTGTTAGTTACGATGGGCCGGAAAGAGGGGTAATATATGTGGATGGAGAGAGATTCTCGGTTCGAGCATTCATTGCTTACTGGGATGAAGATTCTATAACTCTATATATCGAAGGAGAGAACGAGGAGATTCTGGAAGGGATTGAGACTATTTCTGTGAGCTCTGCTCTGTCGCCTAAGGTGCAAACCTCTGTGCGCGAGTGGGATCATGGGATGTGGCCCGTCCGTAGAAGGAAGTTCAGCGTGAAGATACCTCTTGGAGGAGATTCAGAGACTGGTAACTATCGCCATAGTACTGGCACCCAGGACACACAAGTCTTGGAAAGGATCAATGAGTTTCCAGGGAGATGGACCGCTCACGAGCTTGCCGGTAGAAAATTCTATCAGATGCACCGTGGGAATCATAATGATATGGTCTGGCCTTGGATAATCATTCACTGGAACTGTAGGCAAATCCTTGAGCTTTTAGGAGCCCGGGACTGCCCAAAGTTTGCGTGTAGCCATGGAAGATATGAATGGGACCACATGTCTGAGTACACTATTAATATTGCTTATGCTTTGTTTGGTAGGAGTCGCAACATTTATAGGAAGAATATTGAGTGACTTTCTGTTTTTTGTTGTGTTGTGTTTATTTCACCACTTTTTAATCGTTTTTCATGTAGTTTGAATGTAAGAATTTGTGTCATGTAATAGGCTGGTTTCATTCGGTTCCAGGACCTTTCCACCCTTAAGGTGGTTATGGCAAAACCGTCATATCTTACAGTTTTAAGAATTTAATTATTTGTCTTTAATTATTTCTTTGGCATGTGATTG